ATGGTAAAAATATAAATGTATTATCAGAATTGGCATATGGTAATTGAAGAGCCTCTAATTGAAAATTCTTAAAGTCCGTCGGGTCGTAAAAACCTTCTCCAGTCGCATATCTATTTGATAAGTAAGCCTCAGTTTCTTTGACACCCGCTTTGAATTCTAATTCGTTACCGTAGGTATCGGTCTCATCTAAATAATTTCCCTGTGGTATTACTAAATTTTTTTGTTTCCTGTAAGGTTCAACTTCAACCTCACTTTGACCCTGTTCAGGTCCCCACGGATTTTGTAAAAAATTTGGTTTTCTTATGTCTTCACCTACAATTTGTAATTCACTATCTACTGTATCAGGATAACCATATTCCCCTTCATTTGAATTTGTTTGTAAATTATTATTAATTAATACTTCAGTTGTTGGTAAATTTTGAGGTCCGTATTGATTTATAGCAATCAATGCAGGTCTATCAGATTCCCCTTTTATTTCTAATGGGCTATCAACAGTATCAGGAAATCCGTATTCACCTTCGTTTGCGTTAGTCTGAAAGTTATTATTTATTGAAACTTCAACATTTGATAGTGTTTGTGGTCCATATTGATTATTAGTAATTAATGTTGGTCTATCTGTGTTTGCCGTAGTTTCTAAACCACTTCCAACTGTGTCTTGTACTGTATATTCACCTTCACCAATAGTTGTGATTACTTTATCATTGTTTATATACCACGCTGTAGAACCAAAATCAGATAATCCGTTTTCAGGTCTATAAACATTTTTTATAATAATTTGTTTTTCAGTATTATTACCAATAGTTTCTAAATCACTACCAATAGTATCAGGATAACCATACTCACCTTCGTTTGTTTTATAATTTTGGTTATCATTTATTGTTACAACACTACCATAATCTTTATTTGGTGTTTGTGGCCCGTATTGATTTATGGGTAATAATAATTTTTCTTGTTTGTCCCCAATTTGTTCTACACTAGGTGAGTCTACAGTGCTGAGGTCATTAAAAGTAAATTCAGAAGAACCAGGTTTACTTTCATTAGAAAAAGCATTATCGACCTTATATGGTGGAAGATTTCGCACCAAAAGCTTTTTTCTAAAATTTTCACTTGAATTAAATGATAGTGGACTCTCCATTCAGTCTTTTTATGATAAATAGATTGTTTTATATTTTTTTAGGCAATAACGCCTTGTTGTCTTTTATACTGATTTAATTTGTATAAAACTGTGTCCATAATTTCTTTTTGTACTTCAGGTTTTTTAAACATATTAGTAATAAGATTATTGTCACCACTAATACTACCATTAAGATTAATGTTAATATCTATTGAGCCTCCAATATTACCACCTACTTTTGATAATGCATCACCCAAATTAGTCCCTACCGCAACATCATCACCGATAATTCCTTGGTATAATTTACCTTTGGATAAAATTGTTGGAGCCGAATTATTACTTGGAAAAAAGGCATCACTCATAGGTATTGAACCTAAAGCTGTAGTAATATCTCCCGCAGTTTCTGATATCACACCAGCACCTGCTGCTTCGGTTGCAGTATACCCCTTCAAGGCGCCACCCACAGGAGTTTTAACTGCCTTAATCAAATCTTCATAAGCTTTAGCAGCATCCGCATTTGATTTAGCAATGTCATTTATCAGTGTTTGTTGGTCAGTTTTATCCAGACTTAAAACAATAGCCTTTTCTATTCCTTGTAGAGATGCTAATTGTTTTTCTTCAAGATTCATCTGACTAATTGCAATTTGTTCAGCAGTTTTTTTGGAATCAATTTCATACTGATTGAGGGCATCTTTGAAGCTTTGCTCTTTCATTAATTCTGTCAAGTCTTTTGTACCTTCATCAAAACCAGGAATATCAACCCTAACTTTACCATTTTTATCAACTTGAGCTAAACTCGCCAAAACCCCTTGTTGCGCATCATCAAGAGTTGATAAATCAACAGAACTTTTAATAAAATCTAATTTTGCCATTTCTCGACCAGATTCTAACATGTCGTCTAAATTAGCACCTGTCAGTTCGGCCTGTTGTCTTAATCTGTATAAATCTTGTGTTGATGCATCAAACGTTCCTGTTGCTTTATTGAACTTGAATGCTGATGCAGTTGATTTCGCAAGTTCATCTTGGAGACCAGCCATATCGCTTTGAGCCATATATAATAATTGGAATGGGTCACCTAATTTACCAATTGCACCACCTAACATTTGAAATCCTGCCGCGGCTTCTATTGCCCCTTCAGGGTCTAAAATTTTAGCTTGTAGACCTTTAGCCCCAATACTTTCAATAGAAGTCCTTAACATTGCTGCTTGTTTAGCCATACTTTTCAGACCTTCTATTCCATTTTTAAAACCAAATCCGCTGGCCATTTTTAATCCACCCTGTACTGCTTTCATGTAAGCAGCAGTATTAACACCGGCTCTTCTTGCCTCATCAGCAATACCTCTCATAGTTTGTAAAGCCTCTTCTTGGGTACCTCCCATCCTTACAAGGTCCGTAACCATCTTCGTCACTTCCTTATTTGATAAACCAAAAGCCTTTCCTGTTGCAATTATATCCTTTAAAAATATAGCAGAAGGATTCACCATTCTACCCATACCTTCAGCTAATCCTGCAGCGGCTTCTTGTACGTCCTTCATTGTACCACCAAATTTTATACTTAGTGATAACGCATCGCTTATTCTACCTCTAAATTCTTCTGCTCTGGCAGCTCCTTTTCCCGTGAAGTCAGCAATACCACCCATACTTCTAAGAAGATTCTTAGCGGCGGTATCCATACCAACTAATTGTTGTTGTTGATTTTGAATTGCTTTGGTTAATTCAGCTAAATCCGCACTTACAGTGGCAACATAGCTTTTAAATTCTTCACCTAACGATGCGAAGTAACCTTTATCACCTCCAAATGCTTTAAACTTGGATGACCCTCCACCATCAACTTCTGCTTCAAAAAATAACATGTTTTTATTTTATAAATAGAATGGACCTTATTTTTTATACATTTCAACAATTTTAGAAATGAAATATTTTCTTTCAAATGTTGGCATAACTAATAAATCCTTATAGGTAAAATTTAATTCTTTTGAGATTAAAAAGAATTCGTCCATTACGTTTTTTCTATATTCCGAAGAAAGGACGAAAAAATTCAGCCCCAAAAGTCACATCGATAGTAACTTTTTCTCCTGACGGGGCCATAACTGTTTTTAATAAATCTAATTCAGGTTCACACCTTCTTAAAAATTTTCTTAATTCTTTAGAGTCCATTATTGGTAATTGGTTCACAAATTTTGAAATTTGTTCTCTGTTTGTTTCTCCATCAACACTGACTATAGATTTTTCCAATCTTCTTGTTACTACAGGTGCAACCATTTTTTCAGGATATTGTTCCTTCATCTTATCAATTTCTCTTTCATCACCTAAATTTAATAAACGTAACTTTACCTTCTTTTTTGTTTTAGGTAATACAAATTCAAAAAGACCTTCTTCATTAGGTTGTATTTCAGACTCTACTATTTTGATGTTGTCCAACATAATTGTTGTTTCAAATAATGAATCAGTTTTAGGGTCTCTAATTTTAAAGTCATACTCACTACCAAAAGAAGTGTTTCTTAAAAATATTAAAATAGCTTGAACGTCAACATTAAGTAATTGGTTGATATCAAATCCAGGTTCATATATTTTATTTTTTAGTAACGTGTAAATAATACCATCATTTATAATGTTTGGGGATGCTAAATAATTTTCATCCATAGCGGTTAAATAACCAACTTTTAAACTTTCCTTTTTTGGTTTATAGAAAACACCTTTAGTTGGTAATGTAACTAAATCGTGTGGTAGATTGAAATCCATCTGTCCGTATTGTGCACTTTGGTCCATAATTTTTTCTTTAAAAATAACTTGACTTTAGTTTATGTAAATAAAAAATCCCACCTAAAATAGATGGGATTGGATAATATTTTATTTTGTTTTTAGTATACTAAGATACATCTATCAGGTCTTAATGTTGCTTTAACTGTAATTAAACCATCTTCACCGTAACCTAATGAATCAAAGTCAACATTTGTTAAGAATGTTCCTTGTAAAATCCATTTTTCAACTGCCACACCTGTTGGGTCCAACATTTCAAGGTCAATGTCTTTTTTATAACCAGCAGCATAACCCATACGACCTGTAACTGATTCAGCATGTAAACGAACCCATTCCATAAGAGCTTGTGATGCTGAAGGACCGATTGGGTCACGGAATGTAACGTCAATTGAACCCCATTTGAACTGACCTGCAACATATGTTTCAGTATTCAAGAACGGAATTGGAACTTCTTTAATTTCAATTTTTGGTCTTGAAGCACTTTCAACATACCAAGAATTAATTCCCAAAGAAGATGGGAAAGTTATGATGAACCTGTTTTTTCTTTTTGGTTCATACTGAAAGGGCATTTTCATTAATAAATCAGCCATGTCTATCTATTTTTTTGTTTCTTTTATTTTTATTATAAATATATCCAACTAAATTTTTTTCTATTTACTTCCAGAATTTTTAAAGTTATTGTTGCATTATAAATAACATTCTAGTATTCTTTCTTTTCTCCTCCTTTAGTTAAATATATTTTTACAGGGTTGTCTTCTGGATATTCTTTAGATAAAAACCCTTTCATTGAATGAGCATTTCTTTCATCGTCATCTGAAAAACCAATTTTTGCTTTGTATTTGTCTTTGACCGAACTCCACAACTCCTCCGAATAACTTTCGTTGTTCAAAATATCATTTTTAAAGAAAGCCTTTTTACCTATCTCTTCGGCCATTTCTTGACAATACGCAACAAATTTTTTTATTGCTCTATTTTTTCCTTCTTCAGGACTTACCGCAGAACCTTCACCAAATGTCACGGGATAAAAACGACACAAATCCAAATACTCGCGAAGTTCTTTTGGTGTGAGAGCCTTTACCTTTTTACTATCTTCTACTTCATTACCTATGTTTCTGTATCTATAAAGGTTTTCAGCCAATGTTCTACTATTAAGACCATTTTTATTAGACATTATTAAATTATACACACCTTCTTTTAATGTTTTTGGGTTGTGACCTCTAGCGGTAATGATTGAAAAGATTGAACCCCCATTAATACACTCCACAAAGTCATTCCAAGAAGGACCTAAAGGTGCCATCATTGCATCCATTACAAATCTTTTATCACCCTTAACACCAAAATGTCTAAATGAATCAGGTGCAAAATCAACAATAGTTGTTCCTTTATAAGAAAATGGTTCTTGTCCTACTTGATGTCTATGTTCTGCAAAGTCTTCTGTAGACATTGGAACTTCTTCGTCATTTTCACTCAACAAAATGATTGTAGTTGGCATAAACATAAGGTTATCGTCCCAATCAAATGCGTAGTATTTTGTGTCAGGTTCACCCTCATCGGTAAAACCTTCATTTAATTTACGAGACTTAACAAATTCTTTTATATGCTTTCTAATATCCATTATTTTTTAAGTTTTTCCAATAATTTTTCTAATTGAGCTTCTGTAATAATTATATTTTGCTTCTTATCTGCAAAAGTTTGTTTTCCTTTAGTGTTGTATCCTAAAGATTCTTTGATTAATTTTTTTTCTATTTTCATAGTTTTATGTGTTAAATAATTTATGGGGGATATTTCTACCCCCCACTCATTTTATTTTTTTAGATATTGTCAAAAGACGCTCCTGTTGGTGTAATGACAAACTCGATGTCGATGTATTCTAACGCTCTTGTTGGTTTCAAGAAGATTTTACCTGTTAATGTATTTGAATCTAAATCTTCAGGTGTATTAGATACCTGAACTCTAAAGTCAATCAAACCTCTATCTCTTCTAATTTGGTCCAAGATTGGGTTAACTGAATCCAAGAAGTCTTGTCTTACTTTGTTATCGTTTTGTTCGAACAATAATCTTACAGCTACTGCTGAAATCAATTTACGAGCTTGTAGTAACAATCTTCTTACGTTAATTCTGTCAAGTGCAGATTCTCTAATTTGTAATGTTTTATTACCCCAAATTACCGTACCCACATCTGAGAAAGTAGCGATTGGGTTGATTCTACCTTTATATAAAGTATCTCTATCGTCTTGTGTCAACTTACGTCTTGCTCTTACCGCATTCACTAAACCTCTTGTGTAACCGGCAGATGCAAACCAAGGGAATGCGATGTTATCAGTTAAAGCTAAGTTTCTTACAACCTCAGAAGTTGCAGGAATATAGATTTGAGTATTATTAACAGTATCTCTTGTTAAAATCCAAGGGTAGTAAGTTGCGGTATAGTTTGAATCAATTCCAGTACCCTCTAAATTATCTACAGCTTCTTGTGGGTAAATTAACCCTTCAGTAATGTCTTGGTAAGATGGTAAGAACATATTGAAGTCAGGTGTTGTAGCAATGTAGATTGAATCTGCTCTATCTGTTTCAATCATATCAATTGCATCTTCCACTAAGTTTGAGTTATTTACATAATCAATACCTGGTGTTGCAAACACATTGATGTTTGTTGATTCAGGATTAGCAAATGTTGTTTGACCCCATTTGTATGCGTAGTAGTCAGTATTAGCCCAACTTTCTTGGTTAGGTCCTGAAATTGCTTTAAATGCTCCCCATCCTGATGCTGTAGGATATGTTACCGAACTTGCAGCTCCATATTTGAATGCTGTTTGACCTAAAGCGTATGAGTCACTATTCGTTCTATATTCTCTATAGATATCCCAACCATCGAAACCACCGTAAGCCAATAATGTAAACTTACGAGTATTCAATCTGTAGTATGGGTTATTTGTGTCAGTTGGTTCTGAATTAAATGAGCCAACACCTACTTCAAATGCCGATTGGCCTGATGTAGCATAAGCGTTTGTTATAGTAACAACTGTTGCTCCACTATCCATGTGGAAACCTTTAGTTAAATAACCCCAAGCTGCACCTGTTGTGTCTGTTGCTAAACTTGCTGGAAGTTGTTTTCCTTTATATTGGAAGAAGTCGTAGTCAAAACCTGTAATATTAGAAATACCTAAGTAAGCTCTTCTTGGGTTTTCACCACTTGAGATTACAGGATTATCCCCGCCATTAGTAGAACCAAAAGGTGGGTTGTAAATTGTTTCTCCAGCAGTAAAGTATTTTGTTTTATAAGGTACAAACGGAGGAGTTGCGTTAGCATACTCTCTTGAGATGTAACCCTCGAACCCACAAGGTAGTGCGTTTGTTGGAGCTTCATCA